GGCAGATCAAACATCAAAGAAATATGCAGTGCAAGAGGACTTCTTTGTAAATCGAGTTGAATGTAAACACCTTGAACACTTCAATAAAATTAAGAGTGATTTACTTGATGCTATGATGGATGAGTATTCTGCACAAGACCCAGTGTCAAGAGAGGATAAAGAAAAGCTACTTGAGATGATCAGATTCGAGCAAAGAGGTATCTTATTCACTGTGAATGGAGTAACACTAACATCAACGAACAAATGCCACAATTGGTGTACATATCACGAAGGAGGGGATGACCCATTGTTGTATGCAGCAATGATGGATGCCTATATTCAATTGTACCAATCGCTACATGGTAAGAAATATCCAACTTGGTATCCTAGAAAATTGATGCCACGTGACTATAGGCCAGTCCTAGAAGATGCAAGGATAAAACTAAACAAATCCACTTTCATCAGTGATTGCAAGAACCTATTGATATGCTTAGGAGTGATAATTGTACCAATTGCAGCACTTAACATGATACTCTATGCGTTTGAATCAAGAGCAATTAAAACAGTAAAGGCAATTGAAGCGAAGGAGAAGAAGCTATTATACCCGGCTATGAGTACATTTTCTGGTAGGGATAGTGAAGGAGTGACCACAGATGCTGGAAGAGTAACACCGGAACGTAGAACATTCACAGTAGCCAAACCTAAGCACCCAACAACTCCATCAATGGATGTATCTGATATGACAGTACTTAATAAGTATAAGCGTAATTCGTGTCAAATCAATTTTGGTGGTGTAGTGGTACTTAAGGCGTTTGCAGTAAGTAGGAATGTGTTTCTAACTCAAGCACACGCAATGAACAACTTGTTAATGAAGTGGACTAATGTGATGCAGTCCGAATGTGGAACGAATGCAACAAGAGATGCAGTAAAGGCAGCAGCGAATAGGAATACTATTGAATTGGTGTTTGAAAATGCTTCGTATGAAATGAGTTCTTTTAAGATCACAATGGCATCCTTCCTTAAGATGAATCCCAATTTCATCCTGTTCTGTGCTTCAAATGATATGTGTTTATTCACATATGAGAACAGTGGGTTTATATGTCCAGGACTGTATGACCATATATATACAGAGAGGAACACAGTTTCAGACAATTATGCAATTGTCCGTTACCGACGCAATCCAAAAGGTGATATAGTTTGGGAAGATGTGCGAGTTGCGAAGAATGTAATTGAATTCAATGGAATAATGGAATATGCAGAAGAGGACTGTAAGTGGGCGAGTGATTTATCAGCTTTGAACGCTGACGGCAACGTGCAATATGAATTGAATGGTTTCAAATGCGATAATACATACGGTGAGCAGAGTATTACTATGTGCGGGTCATTGATTGTTGATCATACTAACAATAGTATACTAGGAGTGATGTCTGCGGCTAATGCTAATAGCTTATACTTCAATGGAATTAGTCGTGAATTATTACAACACTACGGTGTTTGTTTTAATATTGGAAAAGTTATGGCTGAAGTCGCACCACGTCAGATTTCAGAATTGGCAAAACCTGGATTCGAAGCAGCAGAAACACAAGTTAAATATGCTCTATCACCACCAACAAGAGTATATCATAGCGTCAAGAATTCATTCATTCCATCCCCGATTCAAGGAGAATTGGGAGAGATAACAAAGACCCCTTCAAAGATTGAAGTGGATAAAGATCATGGCATGGCTTCATACACTAGAGCAATTCACCAATATGTACCACACAAGGCTTTTGATTTCGATCTACAGCCAGTGTTTGATGATTTATGTAACCTATATATTGGGCATAAATCCGATCTTCCTTTTCAATCACATAGATCATACAAGGAAGCGATTGCTGGAGTTGAGGGTAAGGTGACGAGAATTAAAATGAACACAAGCCCTGGGTATCCATGGTCAACAATTGGACTTGGCGATAAGAAGAAGCTCATTATATATGAGGATGATGAATTAGTTGGAGTTCATGAAGAGCTAGCTCTAGCTTTAGAATTAGAGCACAAGATGATGAAGAACGGTGAAACAGTAACAACTCTGTTTCAAGTTTCACACAAAGATGAATTGTTGGAAAATCCTGATAAAGTTAGGATCATTCAAGGAAGTCCATTAACATATAGTATACATATGAGACAATACTATATGGATTTCAACTATATGTTTCAAAATTGTCGTAAGACACTTGAGCATTGCGTTGGTGATAACATGTTGGGGACTGATTGGAATGACCTAGCTCGTCGGATGATTAATAAGGGTTCCAAAGTATTGGTTGGTGACTTTTCGAAGTTTGGACCCAGGCTCTATACTCCATTCATAGAGCAGGCCTATAAAATCATGGCTGAATGGTATGATTTCAATGGTGGGACTGCGGAAGATCGGCACATTCGTGAACAGTTGGCAAAGAGAGTGATCAATTCAGAAAACATCGCGTACAAGCACGTACTAAAAGTGCAATGTGGTAGCCCGTCGGGTGCCATAAATACGGTTATAATAAATACTATGTGTAACCAAATGTATTTCAGAACAGCTTGGATTGGAATAATGAGTGAAATACATCCAAAAATGGCTCCTGTTCATTACTTTAAGGAGCATGTTGAAATAGCAATTGTTGGGGACGACGTCTTGGCTGTGGTAGACGAAGAAGCTGCACCATACTTCAACAATGAAACAATCCAAAAATTCTTCGCGAAATATGACATCAAATACACCGATGTCAATGACAAGACAACGGGACTCATTAGGAAATGGTGTTCCCTGACCGATGCGACTTTTCTGAAACAAGGTTTTCAGTTATATAAGGATACCGCTGCTCCCGGTGGTATGTGGGTTATTAAACCAGATATGGAAAACATCGAAAACATGACGAACTGGGTTAGAAAACCAAGAGGGCAAATAAATGCGGATGCCCAAAAGGAAGAAAAACTCAAGGCTGCTGCGCTAAATTGTGAAACTGCAGTTCGCTTTAAGTGGTTCGCTGGGAGAACAGAATTTAATCGCTTCCAACGGGAAGTGATTCGTATTTTTAAGAAATACAATATAAAACTACAAACCTACACGTTTGATGGTTTGCAACTTGATTATGGTATACCCTTAAGGTATCATGATAATCGTGCACTTGACTTAGTTACGACTGGGAGGTCAAGTGTACACGCTCACTACATTGGTAGTGACCTAGGCTATGATATGATGAGGGGTCTGATCGACACAGACTTCTCTAACTATTAGAACGTTGATTCGCCGCAACAAACTCGAGGTGTATGCTCCGTACTGAAAAAGACCCATAGGCATTTCAGATGCATACTTGCTCACAAACTAATTAATCC